TATGATGATACTGCAAACGCAATTGAATTCGCTGATTACCTTTTGGCGCGTACACAATTGACTTGTGTATTTGGAACGGCCGAAACCGGCGACGCGGTTTATACTGCTGAAGGCTTTTTGTCAAGTGTTGAAATGTCCGCAGAAATGGAAGCGGCCGTCACTTATTCCGGTTCAATTACAATCACCGGCGCAATTACTAAATCAACAAACTAAAATTTTAAAAGTTTATTATTTTGGCCGCCGTCATTTTTTGGCGGTGGCTTTTTTTTTATTTATTAACGACAAACAACAAATAAAATGGCAAACAAACACAAAGGTTACATCGATATTCAAGTCGGTGGCAAAAAAAGAACACTTCACTTTTCAATGAATTTTTGGTCGGAATTTACCGAGCAATTAGGCGTTTCACTTCAAGACATTGGAAATGTTTTTGAAAACGGAATATCATTAAAAGGTTTACGCGCTTTAATTTATTCAGCTATATTGGCAAACGACCAGGAACAAGGCAATGAAATTGACTACAATGTTTATTCGGTTGGTGCGTGGTTAGACGAATTACAAGCCGAAACAATTAACGATATTGTTGAAACAATGTTGCAATCAAAAATTTTAGGCAATAGTTTAGGCGCTGAAACACAAAAGGCGGGAAAGCCGAAGCCGTCAAAGAAATAACATTCAAAAGTTTAACCGATTATTATATTGGTTTAGTAGGCGTACACCCAAATGATTTTTGGCGGCAAACCTGGCGAGAAAATGCGCTATTGGCGGAAAATTATCACAACAATATAAATTTGAATTGGGAACAAACGCGATATTTAGCAGCAATGATTCACAACGTTCAATGTTCTAAAAAATCGGAAATGCTAAAACCGGAACAACTATTTGAATTGCCGGTTGACAAAAAACGTCAAGTTGAACGCGCAAAACCAAAATCAACGCGTGAACAAATGGAAGCCTTTAAATCAAAATATGAATCAATGACAAAGAAATCGACGCTAAAATAAAAGCGTCTTTTTTTTTGTATTTTTGTTTAAAATATTCTTTATGGCCGAATCAAATTTAAAAGTTAATATTACCGGCGATTCGTCGAAATTAAATAATGCGTTAAGTTCAGCGAGTTCAAAACTACAAGCGTTTGGATCTAAAATGCAAAGCGTTGGACGTTCAATGTCAACTCGTTTAACTTTGCCATTGGTTGCGGCGGGTGCGGCGGCTACAAAAATGGCGTTTGACTTTGACAAATCAATGTCGCAAATTGAATCATTGGTTGGTGTTGCTGCGGACAAAGTTGCTGAAATGGGCGAAACCGCAAAGAAAATGGCGGTTGATACGGGACGAAGTGCAAACGAAGCGGCAGAAGCCTTGTTTTTTATTACATCAGCGGGTTTACGAGGTTCAGACGCAACCGATACATTAAGCGCGTCGTTAAAAGCGGCGGCCGTTGGATTAGGCGAAACAAAGACAATTGCAGATTTAGCAACGTCCGCAATGAACGCGTATGGCGTTGAAAATCTTAACGCTACGGGCGCAACAGACATTTTGGTCGCATCGGTTCGTGAAGGTAAATTGGAAGCGTCTGAATTAGCCGGTGCAATGGGCGGGGTTATTCCGATTGCGTCAAATATGGGTGTAAGTTTTGCAGAAGTCGGCGCGGCAATGGCTGCAATGTCAAGAACCGGAACAAACGCCGCAGTTGGTGCAACACAATTGACCGCAATTTTAGCGTCCATAAAAAAACCAACAGTGCAAAGCGCCGAAGCAATGTTAGCGTTGGGTACTTCACAAGAAGAAATCGCGCAATCATTAGAACAAAAAGGATTGATGCCAACATTAATGGATTTGTCCGCGCGTTTAGAACAAACGGGAATGGACGCGTCCGCTATATTTCCAAATATTCGAGCATTAAAAGGGGTTTTGGATTTAACCGGAAAAGGCGCCGCAGATAATCAAAAAATATTTGATGCGCTAAATAATACAATGGGCGCAACCGACCAAGCGTTTGACAAAACTTCAAAAACGGCTTCGTTTCAAATGACGCAAGGTCTAAACGCAATGAAGTCATCAATGTTAGAAGTCGGACAAGTTATTTTGCAATCAGTAGCGCCGGCGGTTCAAAAGATAGGGCAGTTTTTTACAAGTTTAGCCGAAAAATTCAAGGCATTAAGTCCAACAACGCAAAAAATAATAGTTGCGTTTGCGGGCATTGTGGCTGCATTAGGACCAGTCATTGCTATAATTGGAACACTATTGACAATGGCGCCGGCAATTGGTGCGGCATTATCGCTAATGATGGGGCCAATTGGTTTAGTTGTTGCCGGATTAACTGCAATTTCTGTTGTTATATATAAGAATTGGGCGGGTATAAAAGCGGCTTTAATTAAAGTAGGAAATTATTTTATTGAATTATACAATAATTCGTTACCAATACAATTGGCGGTTGACGCAATTATAATGCAATTTAAAAATTTGGTTGCGGTTGGAAAATTTGTTTTTTCAGCATTAGTCACAATAATAAAAACGACCGGAAAAAATATTGTTTCAATATTGGGCGGGATTGGTGATATAATAATGGGAATTTTCACATTTGATCCGGAAAAAATAAAAGCCGGTTTCATTAGCGCTTCAAAAGGTATAAAAGACAATATGTTGAGCGCGTTTAATGATATAAAAACGGACGCCAAAACATTAGGAACAAGCGTTGCGGATAATTTTAACGAAGCATTAAAGACAAAACAAATTGCGCCAATAACGGTTCCGGTTGCGGTTGTTTCAGCCGGTGGCGGCGGTCAAGCTGCGGCCGGTGGCGGTGGCGGTGGTGGAACAACAACAACAACGTCCGGCGGTGGTGGTGGTGGTCGCGCTGCGGTTTCAAGTGTTTCGGCGCTTGAATCCGGCGGTATTATGACACCAATTACAAGCGCTATAAAAGCCGATACGGCCGGAATTCCGGACGCATTAGCTGAACAGTCGCAAGTATTAAGTGAAGGCCAATTGGCGTTTTTAGAACGCGCTGCGGAGTTCCAATATCAAGCCGGTCAAATCATGACGGCGGGAATGCAAAATGTTGTTACGGGAATGGCGGGCGCAATAGGTAGCGCAATCACAACCGGCGGCAATCTTATGGGCGCCTTGGGTGGTGTAATTATTGGCGGAATTGCTCAAATCGCGGAGAATTTAGGTAAAGCCGCAATAAAAATTGGTTTAACAATGAAGGCTATTAAAATGGCTTTTAAATCGCCTGGAACTGCAATCGCTGCGGGTATTGCATTAATAGCAATATCAAAGGTAATTCAATCGGTAATTCCAAAAATTGCAAGCGGTGAGGCAACCGCATTCGCCAACGGCGGTATTGTCAGCGGTCCAACAATGGGGTTAGTTGGTGAATATCCAGGCGCACGACAAAATCCGGAAGTTATAGCGCCATTGAACAAATTACAATCAATGATTGGTGGCGGCGGTCAAAATATAAATATTGGCGGTCAAATACGATTAGAAGGTCAAGACTTACTAATCGCAATAGAACGCGCTAACGAAACGGCCGGACGTATATACTAAAAAAAATGACTGAATATTTAATTACAGAAAATAACGATTTTATTGTTTCAAGTGCAAACGAAAATTTTATTACAGAAGAAAGTGAATATTTATCTTATGGCGTCAAATACCAATTAAGTTTTTCGGACGTTTTAGGTAACGGAAAACAAATTCAAATTCTTAAAAAAAATTATCCGGGTGATGTTTTACCTATAATTGGAACGGGAAATCCGTTGGTAATAACGTGGAACGCAAAGGAAGATTTTTATTCGCCGATTATTGGTTCGAGTTGTACTCTAAATTTTATGGTCACCGATTCCGTTCAATATGACGATTTTTATAAATTCGACGAACGCGAATACAAGGTGGTTGTTAATTATGCAAAAAGTAAAATTGATTCTTTTGTTGATCGCGTTGAAATTGACGGCGGAATTGTTGAAAGTTCGGAATGTATTTCAAATGCAATTTCTAATTTTGAAACAATATCAACAACGTATCGTCAACGCGTAATTGATGACGGCGGAATTGTTGAAAGTTTAAGTTGTGTACAAAACGAAATAACCGATTCAAACGTTTATAATTTTGAAACCTATTGGACCGGGTTTTTGGTTGTTGATAGGTTTAAGGAAAAATTAAGGTCTTTTCCTTTTCCGGTTTCATTTAAAGCCTTTGACGGTTTGGGAACGCTTAAAAAATACGATGCGCCAATTTATACAAATGATTTATCAGTACCGGCGCCACAAACCGCAAGTGGCGGAACACCAACCGGCACAACCGGTTTAACAGACGTTAAAAGAATTGCAACAATTTTACAAAATTTGAATTTGGATTTGCCGTTGTATTTTAGAACGGACATTGCTGCGCGTGATGAAGATTTAGGCGAAGTTGTTTTCCCGAATACAATCACATTTCCGGCCGGTAAATTTGAATTTACAAAAAATTACGATTTATATGACGCCAAAACGCAATTAGAATTGTTATTGACGTTATATCATTGTAGAATTTTTCAATCATTTGGTCGTTGGTATATTGTACAAAATTCAAATATTTTTGACCAAAACGTAAAAGATGATATTTTAACTTCAGTATCAAGCGGTACAGTTCCAACGGGAATTCGTGAAAGTATTACAAAACAAATCACAAATCAAAAAAGAGAGGTTTTAAAAACAACGATTTTTAATTCAACCGGTACGTCACAAACGGCGTTATACAATCAACAAGTTTTAAAAATAGCGCCAAAGAATTTAGTACCAATAAACAATGATTTGGTTCGCGAGTTTATACAACCGTTGGCGGAAAATAGACGTGAAGCGTCGTCAACGCAATTAAATTTTGCTAATTACAACAACAATCCAGGATTTGAATACGGCACATTTGGTTGGACCATAACCGGCACAAACGCCGCGTTGTCAACAACGGAAACAGTAAAGCAAGGTAAAAACACAATGCGAATTTCAGATTCAGTTTCAACGGGTTCGTTTGAAGTTATTTGTTTCCAAAACGACACAACATTGTCAAATTCTTATCCCGTCATTGGTTTAAGTCAAGAAAGTTTTTTAGACTCAATTGGTTCTGTTCCGCCGTCATTTTCCTTTTTAACTGATTTTGAGGATTTTATGGGGATTGAATTAAATATAGGATATTTTGTTGAAGCAAGTGCGTCAAAATCAACTGTGATCACAAATCAAGTTGACTTAAGATATAGGATTTATTTTGA